CTCTCGGTGACGCGCGCTTTCATCATCTCCGGAAGGTGATATATGATTGACGCGCAACTACTTGATAATCGGGTCAAGGTTGAGAGCGCTCGCAGGCGTTTTGTCCTGTGCGAGCAGGCGGTACTCCCGTGACATCGCGAAATACTTGAACGCATCGGACGGGTTGGTGGAGCGCGTCGGCAGCTCCTCGGCAGGCAGACGCTCCGAGGACTTGTCCTTGCACACGACCTTGTCTTTCATCTTGACGCGTGCGTTCTGGAGCGAGAGCCGCAGCGGCTTGCAGGCATAGTAGTCGATGAGCACGCGGGGCAGTCTCGGGTTGTCGCCCGAGAGGAACTTGAGCATGAACTTATATTCCTCCTCCTGGTAGATGGTGCCCTGTCCTATGTTCATCAGCTGCACCGTCCAGCCGGTCTTCCTTCCGGTGCTGCCGTCATATTCGATGGCCCGCTTGAGTTCGGACACGGCATCCTTGCCGACCTTGCGGTACTGGTTGCCGGCGCGGTCATAATAGAGATAGACGGTCTTGCAGGTCATCGGTGTGAAGTATCGGGCGAACTTGGACCCGAGCGCCTGCACATGTTCCGGAGGCAGGGTGTAGAGGAACTTGAGAGCACGCAGCACATTCCGTCCCCCGACCTTGCCGGCCTGCCCCACGACCATGGAGCACATGTTGCCGAAGTCCACGCCCAGACGGAGCGGAGCACCAAGATCGAGATAACGGAGCACCCGGCAGTCCTCCTCGTCCCGCAGACCGAATCCGTCATAGACATCTTCATCGATGCCGTCATAGTAGAAGTTGTCCTCAGTCAGGGAGGCATAGAACCTGTCGCCGGAAGAAAGGGAGGCGCGCATCGAGAGGATCGCCGTGTTGAGATCCGGCACCTTGCCCTCAAGCGCGTCGCTGAACCACTCGGGCGTGAGGATGTCGGCATTGACGAAACTGGATGCGCGCAGGTAGAACGACCGCGCCTCCTCCCTCTGCCGGAGGGCCGTCCACCGCCGCCGCCACTGGTTTGCCACCTTGAGTGTGGTGTCGGTCTTGCGCAGGTCGGCCATGTCGCCGGTCTTCAGCCAGTGCTCCTTGGTGGCCAGATACTCCCTCATGGACTCCTGGTAGACGAGCCCGGCGCGCATCACGAGCAGTATCGCCTCGACATTGACCGTGGAGGCGAACTTGGCCATCCAGTCATATTCCCCGATGTTGGACGGATTGGCCACATCGGAGGTGAAGGTGACCCCTCGGTAATATACGGAGTAAGAGTATTCCGGATAGCCGCGCACAGCCTTGAGCAGGTTGGATATCTTGGATTCCTTGAAGTACTTGGCCTCGTCGCCGAACACATGCACGTAGCTCCGTCCGGCCAGCGTGGACGGACGGTCAAGACTGCCGAATGTGAGGTTCATCCCTGTATAGAAGATAATCGTCCGCTTGTATGAAACAATTTTGTTTCTCGGAGTCCAGAAGTGATCGCGCAGCCAGTCCGGGAGGTCGGCCCGCTCGGCATCGTTGAAGACGGGCGGCTGCGACTCCACCACGTAGTGCACGCCCTCCCTGTAGCCTTTCCTCTCAAGGGACTCCAGCACCGTGGGGATCACGTTGTTGGTGAGGTTGGTGAAGGTGTCGCTCACCCATGCGCATGGCGCGCCCGGCATGTCGAGCATCACGTCCACCATCCTCTCCGTGAGGCAGTCGGTGGTCTTGGACGATCCGCGCCCCAGTTCGCCGTAGAAGTTCTTGGACGAGACGAGCTTCTGGAGCTGGAGGAACTTGTTCATGTACAGGACGGACGCTATCGCCGTCTTCTTAGTGTTGATCTGCCTCCTGTGACTCATCGTTCAGCATCTTGACAATGTCCATATCCACTATGCCGGCATCCACCTCCAGCCGCTTCTTTTCGCTCTCGGGCACCGGCATCCGGTCGATGAGCTCGGCCAGTTTCCGGCGGTCGGCGGTCTTGAGCCCTATGTCCTCGGGGGCGAGGGAGAGCACAACCGGCTTGCGCTCGTAGATCGCCGGGTCGAGTTTCGGAGTTTCAGCCTCGTCGAGTTTCAGAAGTTTCACCCTTTTGGCGAGGATGTCGGCTGCGGCCATGTAGTCCGCGGTGTTCTTGGCGGCGGCCACCGCCGCCTGGTAGAGGCAGTCGTACATGTCGGCGGTCTTCTCGCGGAGCGCCTGCTTGGAGACGTTGCGGTTGCAGTAGAACATCTCCATTGCTTCAGAGTACAGATTGACCGCCTGCGAGTAGGTGTAGCCGAAGGTCTCCGAGGTGAGGAACTTGATCGTGTTGCGCTTGCCGTGCGAGCGGTCCAGACTGAAGATGAGGTTGAGCAGGTCGATGTACGCCTCCTCTTTCTTCGAGAGCTTGCCTGTGCTGCCGTTCTCGATGTAGTCGCGCACCTTCTGCCATGCGCTGAAGTCCCTCGTGCCGCCGAAGAGGTCAAGCTTGCTAAGGGCGAAAGACTTGTCGCGCATCATGCCGCGATAGGTCGCGACGGATTCCTCCTCTCCGGCGAGCGCCCCCTTCAGTATACCGAGCTCCACCTTGGCCCGCTGCTCCAGCTCTCCCTTCTTGATCGTCTTGGCGATCGTGGAGAGGGGATTGGCCACCTCGGCCTGCCACCACGCCCTGTCGGTGATGCCGAAGAACGAGGCGATGTCATCCGTTGACCAATAGAGGGCTCCGAAGCCCTGGAGGTATTCGAGCGACTTCTTCGTCAGCTTGAGCCGGCCCTTCTCGTCGATGAACTCCTTCTCATCGATGGCGGGCAGTATGTTGTCTGTGTCAATTGCCATTCTTGTATTCTTCTATCATCCTCCGGACTTCGCGTAGTTCCCTTTCCCTCGACTCCAGCAGAGTTTCGCGGCTTTCATCAAGGTCGGGACGGTCTCCGCCGGCCATGTCACGCTTCAGCCGCCACACGCAGCCCTGAAGGTTCTTCTCCTTTTTGACAAGTGAGAATATGCCGGCGGCGCGCAGATCGCGGAGCCGTCTCATCTCATCGAAAACCGGATGCTTCCCCAGTATGGTCCCATGCTCCTGGTAGTAAGCAAATTCGGAATAGATTTTCCGATTTTGACAGTAAAATTTCACGCAGTTTTTCGCGGCTTCCAGACATTCTTCCGGCGAGGTCGCGGAATAGAGCGCGCCGTGCCAGCGTACGAACTCCCTCCATGCTGTGATCTTGTCCGCCGCCAGGATCTTCAGTTCCGGAGGGCAGGACGGATCGGAGAGGAACGGCCAGTCTCGGCGCAGTTTCCCGTCGCCGCTCGCGACCTCCGCCACGCTCCGCCGGTCGATGCCCGTCAGGGTGCGGATGAGAAGCTCACGGTAACGCCCCGGTGCACGCTCGACAAGCCGCGAGAGGGGAGGGTTCGGCCTGTAGACAGAAAGGAGCCGAAGCCCTTCACGGACGTCGGCTCCCGTTCTTATCCACTGATCGATCTCCGTCATGCCTTGAGGATAGTGTCTTCAGCCACCTCCAGCACCGCCGGCCAGCCTTCTGCGGAGGCATAGATGAAGTGCTTGCGGATGAAGCCTTCGAGCACGACATGCCGGCATGGATTGCCTCGGAGAACCTTGGTGTAGTAGTTGCCGAAGTGGTGGGCGACCTGATACGGGATCCCCAGGAGCGTATGCTTCTGGTACTCCTTGACAAGATCCTCGTCGAATATATGGTCAGACAGATCAGGCAGAAGCTCGGCGAGCACGTCCTTGTCAAACCTTACCGGAGTGCGCCCCCAGCGGGCGGCACCGGCCGGAGATACATCCTCCGTCGGCATGGCGAGCTCCTCGAACGTCACAGGCCTCACGGGTATGAGGTTGGCCGGAACGAGCACGAAATCACGGGCGACGGAGCTGTCCGCGATGAGTTCGGCAAGCAGATCCGCGAGTCTCAGCTCCGGTGCGGTACGGACGGTGAAGCCCTCGGGGCCATACAGCGCCCAGATGCGTTCCATGTCCTTTTCCGTGCCCGGCCATGCGAGAACCACTACAGACTTGCCGTTGTCCTGAACTTCGGTCGCGTTGACGACAGGAGCTTCGGCAGCCGCCTTGACAGCGGCTGCCTTAGTCCTTTTTGCTTTGCTTGCGGCCATGCTATGCGCCTCCTTCAGCGGCCGATTCGTCGGCGAGCGCTGGGGCGGCGCCGGCGTAAGTGCCGACCACGAACTTGTCTCCCTGGTTCTGCTTCCAGACGAACTTCCTGGAAGTCCCTTCGCTGGAGTTGGTGTACTCCGGAGAGAGGTAGAGAGGGTTGCACTTGCTGCCCACGAGCCTCGTCCTGCCGGCGGCGCTGCCGTCACACTCCTTCACCAGGATGACGACACCCCGGTTCATGTAGGCCTCGGCATGGTTGGCGATGGCCACGCTGTCTCCAGGGTGGGTGTACTCCACGCCCTTGATGCAGCTGCGCGCGTCCACCTCGCCGCTTGACTCCTCCGTCACCGACACGCTGGACGGGGTGGCGTACACGCCGACAGCCTTGGCTGATGCGGCCAGTTCGAGGTCTCCTACAAGCTCGGTGTTGCCCACCTCGCGGGTCGGCTCCGAGGCGATGTCATCTATGTCTACGATGACGATCGTCGGATCCTTGATTGTCGCAGCGCCGGCTCCGTCGGAGTTCTTCGGCACTGACACTTTCACATACTTTCCCATATCATTCAGTTTTTAGGCTCCTGTTTCCTTCTGGTCGTCTCCTGTTTCCTTCTGGTCGTCTCCTGTTTCCTTCTGGTCGTCTCCGCCGGGTGTCGGCGTGACTGGCTTGGCTCCGGTGTCCCACTCGGAGTCGCCTGCCTCAGGGCTGTTGCCGATCACTGAGGTGGACGGGGTGTAGCTGTCAGGCACCGCAGCAAATACGGCGTCCGCGATCTTGAAGCCGACGGAGAGGGAGTATTCGCCCATCACGTCCACATCGTAGTGGTGCTCCTCGATCTTGTTGACGCAGTTGGAGGCGGATGCGTAGTCCACGAGCATCACGAGGTTGCTCTTCGGGGTGGCGAAGAGGATAGGGGAGCCGTACATGCACTTCATCGGCTGGAAGCTGAAGCCGCTGAAGCGGATGGCGTTGCCCACGCCCTGCCCGGTGTACTTGCCGTTGACGGCGAAGTCCTGCGCCTGGTAGTGCTCCAGGAACTCCTCGGAGCAGTAGATGAGCGGCTTGTTGACGAAGTATTTGCTGATGGCCTTCACGAAGCTGGACACATAGTCGAGAAGATCCTGCCCGGTGAGGGTGAACGGGTTCTTCGCGGCCTTGAAGTGGTTGAACTTCCTGGTGTCGGCAGCCTTGTCATCGACGAGGATGGTCTCGATGCCGTCCATGGAGGCCACGGCCGAGGTGCCCGCGTCGCCGTCCTTGGTCACGGAGGTAGGCTCGGCGTACTTGCCCTTGCCGAGCATGATGCGGGTCACGTCGTCCTGCACCTTAGGCATGATGAGCTGCTCCACGATGTATCTGGAGACAGGCTGCTCCGCCGGGGTCTTGCCCTGCTCGTAGAGATAGGTGAGCCAGCTCTTGATGATGTCCGCAGGCTTGAAGGTCACGTTGACCTTGTGGCGGCGGTAAGGGATGGTGATCGGACGGAAGGAAGCCTTGCCCTTCGGCGACCAGTACGGGGTGAACGCCTGAGACACTTCGGTCATCAGGGACTCGGCGGCCTTGTAGTCGGTGTTGCTCTGCTCACGGGTGAAGAGTGGGGCGTCCGGGATGCCGAGGTAGATGTTGCGGTTGAAGATGTCCAGACGGGTGCGCGGCGGCATCACCTTGCCGAACTCGGCGTTGATGTCGGTCACGTCGAGACCGCTGTCGGACAGACGTGAGAAGTCCATCGGGTTGGCGGACGCGAGGGCGGCGGCCACGAGGGCGTAGTGGGAGGCGGCCATGTTGACAGCCTTGGCCACGGCTATGCCTGCCTGCTGTGCCGGGGTCTGGGCTGCCGGAGCCGGCTCCGGCTCCCTCACGAGGGCATCGATGTCGGCGCGGAGCTGCGCGATGACGGCGTCCTTGTCCTTGACAAGCTCGCCGGCCTGGAAGTTGACGGCCTCTTTGAAGAGGGTGTCGGCATCCGCCTCGTTGGCGGACGAGAAATCGACGGCCTTGAGTTTCCCGAGGAAGCCCTCGCCGTAGGTGGCCCTGATCTTCTCCTCTTCCGCCTCGGAGAGTTCAAGGAGCCCGTTGTCGGAGACGGAGAACCTCTCCTTCCCGAACATTCGCGCAACAAGACCGGTCATCTTGCTGTTGCCGAGCTTGCGGCCAAGCTCCGCTGCTGATACTGTTTTCTTTGACATACTTGAAACTTATTGTTGGTTGTTGAATTCATGTCGGATGAACACGTTGGCTATGCAGTCCTCCATACTTGCCATCCCGTCCGCGAGTCCGGCGGCCACGGCATCGTCCGGTGAGAATTTCGCTCCGCTGAACACGCCTTCCGCATCCTTGACCTTCAGTCTTCCGGTCTGGACGGCGCGGCGGAACTCTCCCACAAGGGCCGAAAGCTCCTTCTGCATCCTCTCCGTTTTGCCCTCCAGGGCGTCACGGTATGCAAGGTTCTTGTCCTTGGACTCCGGGGCGTATATGGTGATGATCTTGCGGCCTGCTCCGTCGGTGCTGTCATCCAGCAGCTGCGCGTATGCGCCGATGCTTCCGCAGGCCGAGAGCGGATTGTCCAGAAAGATGGCGTCGCACTGCGAAGCGACCCAATAGGCGGCGCTGAAGCAGGCATCGGCGTGGGCTATGACCGGAAGTCCGGCATCCCTCGCCTTGGCTATCGCTGCCACGAGCGGCGGCACGGCGTTGGCGCTTCCGCCGCCGGAGTCGATGTCAAGCACGAAGCCCGCCACATCTTCCTCTGCCATGTATTCAGCCATCTTCTGCGCTATGGTGGCCGTGCCGTAGGATTCGCAGGTGTCGTACTTGGTCATCGGGCCGTGAAGCGGAACCACGATGACTTTCTGGACGGCGGCATCGGACTCGCCGGCCATCTCGGGGATGCCCAAGCCGGAGAGCACGTAGCCTTGTCCCCTGTAGCCGTCCAGGACGGGGCCCGGCGTACTGCGGGACAGGAAAGACTCCACGACCGGGAGGAAGGCTTCCGGCGTGTCGATGAGCCAGAACCCCCGGCGCAGGTCGAGGGCAAGCTGTATTGTGTTAGCTCTGTTTGCCATGATGCAAATATGACAACTGGCTCTCTGACTGAAAGGACAGCCTATGGAATGTCATCCCAGGAAGCCGTGAGGGTGATGTTGTCGGAGTCCCTGAGGCTCACCCGGACAGGCCGCTCGCGAGTGCCGAGTCGCACCTGATAGTCGCCCTCGAATGTGGCGATGAGGGTCAGGCCGGTGTCAAGCGCCGTGTCGCCTGTGCGCTGCATCCGTCTGATGACGGCCTCCAGCTCATAGTGGACGTACGGGCCGTTGTCGCTGTCGGAGAGTTCGGCGGACAGGCTGCCCGTGCCCGGCAGCATGCCCATGTTGTAGTAGGTGCCCGTGCTTGTGGCCTGGCGGTAGATGATCTTCGTGATGAGGTGTCTCATTGTTCAAGCCCTTTGTAGTCTATTGTCTCGTTGATGTAGTATGCCTTGCGCAGAAGCTGCTGGCGGAGCCGCTCCTGCGTGCGCTGCTCGCGGCGGTACACCCTCTTGTGCAGGGCGTCGTAGGATGTGGCGGCAAGACCCCTTGTGAGGATGAACGCGTCGATGATGTCCATCTTGCGGATGCCGAGTTGCTCGCCGCGCCTGTAGTAGCCGGCGAACTCCAGATCGAACTCCGCCTGCAAGGCGAGGTTGATGCGTGCGGAGGATGCCTTGGTGTAGAAGAGCCAGTGCCCCTCAAGGACGGAGGCGGCATTGCGCGCCCACGGGAGATCTACCCGCACCTGATGGTCGGCATCGGAGCTGAACGGAAGGGCGGACGGTTCGGCGAGCGCGGTGAGCAGGGCGCCGGTCGGTTTGGTGACGGACACCTTGAGCGGCCCGTCCGGGGTGTCGGGAGGGAAGATGTAGCGGAGGTAATCCGCGAGGATCGCGCTCTTGGCGATGAAGGTACAGTCGTACATATACAGCAGTTCGTTGCCATACCCTCGATACACAAAGATACAAAATTTGACGCGACGGCGGAAAGGATTGCGAAAAATTTTGACGCTTTGACGCCGCCTTTGTAATGTTTTGCAAATCAAATGTTTATCCGCGTCAGACACCTTTCGGGATGAATTGACGCCGCCCAAGGTCAAATACCGCGTAACTCATTGAATATCAAGCGCGTCAAAATTTTTACGGGGTTTTGGGGTTCAGAAGCCCAAATCCGTCCGGCGTCAAAAGGTAGTTGAAAAAATTGACGCCGATAACAATCTATTATTCAATTCGTTACAAAGGCGCGTCAAAGCGTCAAGCATTTTTTCATAAATTTTGGCGTCGAGTATAAAACAGTCTTTTTGACGCACAAAAAAGCCCCCGGATTCCTCCGGAGGCCGTGGTCAGATGCCTGTCGGCTATTTTACGAAAATCTCCTCTCCGGCGCGGATCCGCGCCGCGAGAGCCGCCCTGGTGGACGGACGGCAGAACCCCGTGCCCCACTGGCCGGCATGGGGACCGACGCTGACGCGGTAAAGGACGGGCCTGCCGTTCACGAGGTCGCGGAGCGTGGCGGGGCGGACTCCCTCGGGCAGGGCATCGTAATACCATACAGGCCACGACTGGCCGCCCATCCAGATGCGTATCTCACCCTTCTCCATCAGAACAGCGGTTTCTCGGTGTCGGTCCCGGTCTCCGGCTGCGTCTCCCCGCACCCCTGCTCGCGGTCGAAGGCGTCGAAGATGACGCCAGGCTGCACCTCGCCGTCCCGGGACGCATCGATATAGAAATAGTAGCGGTCCTGGCCCATGACCTTGCGACGTATGTCGCAGCGGTCGCGCTCCGACTTGGTCAGCATAAGGGACTGAGGGTTGAACACCCACTCCTTGTACTGGCAGAAGAGCTGGAGCTTGCGCTTGAAGGATGTCGGCTTCATGTTCTCCGCGATCGCCTTCGGAAGCGTCTGCTTGTAGTCCCCGAACACGGAGGCGGTCTCCAGGAGCTGGTTGAGCCTCTCATCGGTGAAGTAGTCCTCGGCCCAGTTCAGGAACTCCTGCGTCATGGCCTTCTTGAGGTTGCGCTGCTCGATGGACCGCATGCACGGCTGGATCCGCTCGCGGTACTGCTTCCACACCACTATGCAGCCGAGCATGAAGTTGTAGAAGCGGTTCATGTCCTCCGGGCCGTAGTCCTGGATGAGCGTGCGCTTGAACTCCATGTCCGGCGAGCGGTGCGTCAGCCCCTTCTCCTCGTCCTCGGAGTGGTAGTAGTTGCTGAACGCGGCGAACCAGGTGCGGCGCTTGAGCGATCCGTCGAAGTTGGAGATGGCGTGATTGCTGGAGAAGCTCACTTTCGGGCTGTGGGCATAGTCGAGGGTGATCTTGTCGGCGTATTTTGCGTTGATCTCCATCTTGCCGGTGATCCAGTTCATGAAATAGTGCAGGTCGACCTTGGAATTGAGGTCGTCTATATATATGGTGTCGGTGTAGCCCGGCTTGACCTGCTGGAGGATGAAGTCCATCTTGTCGGACTTGACCGTGCGCCCGTCGATGTAGACCTGCTTGCGCAGCTGCTCCACGCTCCCGAGCAGTATGGACTTGCCCGTGCCGCCCCGGTGCTCCCCGTCGTCGCCCATCTCCGTCTCCATGGCGTAGATGCCGTACGGCTTGGCCGCGTCCTTGTGCTTGCTCAGCATGTATCCGAGGGCCGCCACCTTGGCGATGAAGTTCAAATCCTGCTCGGCCACCTGCTCGTCGGTGAGGGTGTAGCCCCTCTCTTCCTCCTGCCAGTACACGCGCCCGGTGTTGTAGACGAACTTGAGCCAGTCGAAGTCCGGGCGGAGGATTTCCAGATGCCAGCGGGCTGTGTCTTTCACGGCGTCAATCTCACGTTTCTTATCTATATATTGGGGAGTGCGGGGAGTGAGAGCGGACAGCTCCTTGGTCAACTTGGCATAGAGAGGGGACTTCGTAACGCGGAAGAACGGCTCCTCGGCCCGGAAGTCGTGCTGGATGATCTTGTCTCCGTAGGTCATGTACGGGCACTCGGAAGCCTTCACCTGCTCGATGCCGGCGGCGCTGACCCGGACTATGCAGTTGCGGAAGAAGAAGTAGTCGGCATCGGCGCTGAACGCGTCGAAGTCCGGACGGACCCTCTTGAGGTTGGTCAGGGAGTCGCGGGAAATCTGCTGGCTGCGGAACATGCGGTTGATGAGCGCCTGACGGAAGTAGAACGGGTGCTGCTCCAGATAGGCGCGCAGCGCGCCCATGCAGCGTGGCTTCATCTCGTCCTGGGGGATGAGCTCCACGCGGTTGTCGTGTATGTGGCAGAAGGCCGTGCCGCGCCCCGGGTCATCGATGGTGTAATACCCCATGGCCTGGAGGAAGGCGTACATCTGGATGTTGTTGACGTCGTAGGTCGTGCTGTTGCGCTTGTCGAGACTTTCCGTCCAGAACTTCAGGCCGCAGCTCAGCTTGAGCATGTTCTCGAAGATCTGGTCTATGTCCCCGAGCCCGGGACGGCGGTAATGCACGAAGAAGTCCTTTGCGTCCTTGCACGGCTTGCCCTTACGGGTGCGGAAGGAAGGCAGGTCGGCGGGCAGGTTGATGATGGCGATGTCCAGGAAGTCCAGCGCTATCTTCTGCATGCGCTCCCGGCCCGTGTCATCCACGTCGTAGAGGATGTAGAGCTTCTTGGCGATCTTCTTGAGCACGGCGAACTGGGCCGTGCTCAGCTCCGCCGTCTCGCTGTTGAGCCAGCAGACGTGGTAGCCGGCGCGCCTCACGTTGAGAGAGTCCGAGGGGCCGCTGCATATTATGAGCTCCTTCCAGGTGAGATCCTGCTCCACTGACTCTTCGTCATCCGGGTCGGCCGGGATGAGGAATGGTGTGTCGGAGTTGCTCCGGGAAGCCTTGTCGTACATCTTCAGGAACTCGTCATCTCCGAGGATGAGGTCGGCGGGCTTCTCCCCGACCCAGAGGAAACGGGTGTCGCCGAGAGGGGTGTAGATCTTCCCGAAAGAGCCGTAGTCGTAGTAATAGATAGGATAGGACTCGTTGGCGACGATCCTCCAGCTGTCGCCCTTTGCGTTGACCTTGGTGGTGAACGACACGAGCGGCACGAGGTGGAACGAGTCACATATCTCCTGAGTGATCTTGTAGCCGAGCAGGGAGAGCTCGGCGGCGGTGAACTTGCCGCCCTTGCGCCGTTCGACTGAGATCTCCTGCTGCGGCGGCCGCTTCTCCATCCCCGGTTTAGGCTGCCCCGGGAGAGGCTTGGAACGGTCCGCAAGCAGGTCGGGGGCGAACTTGCCCGCGATCCATTCGAGCGCCTGCGGGAAATTGAGCTTCTCTTCCCTCATCACCAGCGACACGGCGTTGTATGCCTTGGTGTCGCTGCCTCCCTTGTCCTGGAGGAACCATGTGCCGTCCTTCTGGAAGACGGTGCAGGACGGCTTGCGGTCGTCGCGCCCCCGGATCGAGAAGTTGCGCCTGCCGCTGAACCCGACCGAGCTCTGCGGATAATAATGAAGTATCACGGACTTGCCGCCCTCTGTGGCGGCCATCACGTCCTCGGCCTTGATGCGGTAGTCGTTCATACGGTTTCCAGTTCTGAAAGCATGACTGCGATGTAATGCGGACGGGCGCCGCCGGTGTCGATGAGCGCGCCGCGCAAAGATGTCAGGAGGCGGACAAATGCCGCCTCGCTCCCCCTGTATTTTACCTTGTCGCCAGCTTTAAGGGCGATTGCCTCTGTCTTTGTCATGTCATCTCCTGTTGTAAAGTTTCAGAATCGTGGCCAGTGCATCCGCCACGCCGGTATAGTAGGCGAACTTCTGACCGTCCAGTCCCTCCTTGCTTGCCAGATAGCTGAACTTCCTGTAGAGGAAGGCGAGCTCCTCGCGGTCGAGGGCAATGCGCCGTTTCCCCGGAAGTACTGCGAACTTCTCGATGTCGATCACCTCAATCATGGCTGAAGTTGTTGTAGAAGTCCTGGACGGCTATGGCGATGTCGTGGATCGGCTTGTGCCCTGTTACGGACACGCGCGTCACGAGGCCCTCTTCGGTGGGAATCTCGATTACGATGCGGCCGGCCGTCTTCAGGAGGCGGACGATGACCCGCTCGGTGACGCTCAGACCTCTCATTGCTCATCGCGGTATTTTATGTCCGTAAGCCAGAACGCCCCGTCCTTGCCTATAATTCTGTAGCGGCCCGGGGCGATGTGGCCGATAAGCTGCGCGGAATGCAGCCTCAGCGTGCCGCATTTGCTGCCGTATCTCTTGAGCTTGCTGCCAGTGGGGGAGTCCTTGCCAAGTACGTTGATGGCGAGGAATCCCCGGTCGGAGACAAGAAAGGCGAGCTTGTTGTCAGGGCCGATGCCCATCTTGGCGCAAATTGCCTTGTTGAACGAGATGCTTCTCCGGTCGACTCCGATCGTCTCCGTCAGCCTGGAAGCTCTTGGCTCAAGATTCAAAGTTCTGTACATATTCTGTAGTTTTTGTTTGTGTCAGTGACCCGCGGGGGACTCCAACCCTCCTTGCAATAACCATATAATGCAAAATACACAAATGGCACAATTCTCTCTATGCCGCAAAATCCGGCGTTCGGGTCATCCGCGCTTCGCAGCGCAAGCTTGCGAGGCTACCGCTCCTTTCCGGAGCCATTTTTCCGACGCTGCCTCTCCTCCTTGCGGAGGCTGTTTGTTTGCCAAAATTCTTGAGTGTCGTCCTCTCGGACGTTTTCGCGGACGGGCGGGGAGTCGAACCCCCTATGACTATAACCAATTGCCATCGCGGTCTCCTACGGCCCAATGACATGCCTATGAAAAAGAAGCAACTAATCCTTTGCCGCACACCCTGCGGCGCCTCCCGTCCCGGGAGCCTCACGGCTCCCTCATCTCCAGCAGCACCTCCGTGATGTCCCGGAAGTCCAGCCCCTCGTCGACCGCCATCCTCTGCGTGTGCACGTCCGCCACCACCGCGAGGTCATCCAGGTTGCCGTCCTCGTCCACGCTCTCCCAGTTCCGCACCACGTACACCTCCGCGTCCGCCGGCAGCCCCACCAGGGCTTTCTTCAGTTCCTTCACCGTCATGCCTCGCCGTCCGTGTCATCGTCTTCGTAATCGTCCACCCGGGCGCTGTAGCACAGCAGGCCCGACACCGTGGCCAGCGCCACCAGAAGCATTATCACCGCGAAACAGATCATATTCCTGTCTTGATTTTGGCGTTAAGGACGGCCAGGCCGCGTGCCGTCCGGAATATCGAGAGTATGTGTTTTGCGGCCTGTATACTTGTCTGTCTCGCCTTTATGATTACGCGTGCCCTCCGCCTTGCCGGGAGCTCCATCCAGACGAAGAGCAGGGCTATGCCGAGAGTGGGGTAGTGCCACCATGCCAGGGCGGTGGTCCCGAACAGCGCCTGGACGGCGTTGACTATTAGCACGAGTGCCGTGAAGGCGGCGAACGCAGCCCAGATGAGCAGCTGCGGTGTGATTCTGGTCCCTTTCATGATATGTCGTCTTTAACTGATTCTCTCCACCACCACAGAGGCCTTGTCCCCTGCGAGCTGCTGCCTGTACTGGCGGCCTTCGAGCCGCGCCCTGTAGAGGGCGACGGCAAGCGACGTGTACTTCACGTCCGTAAGGCTTATCCTCACCTTGTCTCCCGGGTGCATATCCAGGATGGTCTGATTCATTGATTTCTTGGTTGTTGGCATAATTTTTCTTACTTTTGGTTGATTAATCAATCAATCAACTATGCAAATTTAAGCATTATGATTTAATTAAGCAAGGATATTTGCTTAAAAATTAAGCATTATTTGAGACATGACTGATTTTGAACAATTTATACTGCAAAATAATATCTTAAAAAAAGATATTGCTTCCTATTTGGGCGTATCTAACGCCTTTGTATCGCAGGTTTGCGCTGGCAGACGTGCGCTCCCTGAAGCTAAAATTGCTTCAATTAAAGCAAATGATAAGGGCTGGGATACGTCAATGCTAAGCGGCCATAGAGGGGTAGTAAATTCAGGAATTATAGTGCGAGGTAACAATAATGGCAGCACGATTAATCAGGACAACCGCCAGTACTATTCCGACAGTCCGGACGTGCTGCGTGCGCAGATCGATATGCTCGATGAACGCATCAAGGAGAAGGACGCCCAGATCAAGGAGAAGGACGCCCAGATCAAGGAGAAGGACGCCCAGATCAAACAATTATTGGACATAATTCAGGGCCGGAACGCGACAAACTGAGCCCGTGAAAAAGCCCCGAAATAGGGGCTAAATTTTTGGGTTAAAGTAAGTTACTTTCCGCGAAACCGGGACAGATTCGGGACAAGACACCCCCGTTTTTGTCAATTAGTGACAAAATTCCAAAAGGTAAATAATTGAAAATGAAGCAGTTGGAAAATCAGAATACCTCGGCTAAAGTCCCTGTCTTTCCGCGAAAGAGGGCTAATGCTCTGATTTCTAATAAATTAGGCGTAAAATTAGACCCGAAACGGGACAAAATCGGGACAAGTTCTGTCCCGGATTTTGATGCCGCCATCTCCGATTCTCTGCTCTCCGGGCAGGAGCCGGAAAAGAAAAAAATGTTTTTCGCACCTATCGCCGGAATCCACTACAGAGAAGCAAAATTGACGCAGGGCAGGGAGTGGTTCATCAGTTTCTATGTCATCGACCCTGTTTCGGGGAAATTGAAGCGTGTGCGTATAAAGTGCAACCGTGAGCGTAATGCGCGGCTACGGAAGAAGAATGCGTTGCAGATGGTTGCCGGAATAAATCAGCGTCTGTCGATGGGCTGGAATCCGCTGTCGGAAAATATTGCACCGCGAGCTGCTGAAAATTTGCATGCCTGTATGGAGGCTTTCCTGAAAGTCAAGCGGAAAGAGATGGAGAGTACTTCTGCGCACTGTTATGATTCCTATGTCAATGTTTTCCGAAAATTTCTTGAGGACAACAAATTCCCACCGACCGCCCTTGTCTCCAGTTTTACAAGGCAGCACGCCCTCGCTTTCATGGATATGGTTGAAGAGAATCTCTCCCCGAAGACTTTCAACAACTACATCGGCTTTTTCCGTGGGCTGTGGACTTGGATGATGGAGAAAGGATACGCGGATGCCAACCCGTTTGACGGCATCGAGAAGAAGCCGAAGAAGCTTATGAAGAAGAACCGCCGTCTGCTGACGGATGATGAGCTGAACAGGCTCGTCGATTATCTGCGGCGCGAGAACGTGCCGTACCTCGCGATGTGCATGCTGTGTTATGCCTGCTTCATCAGGCCGAAGGAGATTGCCCTGCTGCGCTGCCGGGATATTGACCTTGGCCGGCAGGTGGTGCACGTTTCCGCCGAGATAGCCAAGAACGACAACGACTCGTTCCGCACGATTCCGGATGAGATCATGCCCGTGCTGCGCGAACTGGATTTGTCAAATCCTGACAACTATGCGTTCGCCGACCACAAGATGTGGGATTACACTCCCGGGAAACAGCTGATGTGCTCCAGAAAAATCGCGAAGTATTGGGAACTCGTGCTCCGCAAGGAACTCGGGTTCGGCATGGATCTGAAGTTCTACTCCCTGAAGGATACCGGGATTACGAACATGTTGACGAACGGGGTGCCGATCAATCTGGTGCAGCGCCAGGCGGATCACTCAAGCGTTGCGATGACGGCGATATATGTGGGAAAGAGGGCGGACGCGAGCGGGGAGCTCAAGCATGCGGAGATTCTCGGGGAGCGCTCCCTGTCGCAGCCGGTGAAAGGATGAGGGGCTTATTCAAGCTTTGCGGCGTCTATCTCGTCCGCATGGGCCTGCAACCTTTTCGCGATGTCGCGGAAGGCTTCTGCCAGCTGGTGGTATTCGTCTTCTTTGAAAGACATGGTCTTGTTTAGCACCGTGCAACCGTGGACCCGTTGGGAGAACCAGCTTTGCGACTTGGCGAAATACTGCTTAGCCAGTTGTGATTTGTTAATTATATCCTCAAGTTCGCTGAAGGCGGTGGCGGTAGCGTCGGGCTTGTACTCGATGCATTTTTTGCGACGCTCTTCGTACTCTTCGGGGTTGTGGATTTTCCTTTTGCCTAAATACATGATTATTTTGTGTAAATTTGCCCCCGACTTGACGGGGGCTTTTGGTTAAACTTCTTTTTCTTCCTTGAGGGCCTTCAGCAGCCCCTCGATTTGTCTTACGATTGATTGATTAGTTGGCGTTTCGATTAGTGAAAGTAATCTGAATATCTGGCTAATCAATCTTTCTTTGTAACTCATTTCATTTTAACACCTCCTTTATTTTGTTGATACAAAGATATATAATATATCTATTATATACAAATTATATGGGACTTTTTTGCTGATATTTTGCAAAAAACAACCGCGCAAGCCAAAGAGGCAAGCGCGGTTGCTGGAAGCAATCGGCCTTTCAGAACCTCCGCTCCAGCCCTATGATCACCGCTGCTCCCGCGTGGAATTTCCCTTGCGTGTCGATCATAAGCCCCGGCCCGAGACTTATGCCGAATCCCCACTTCGGCTGTTCCCTGACTGCTGTGGTCGTGACGGTCACGATCTTCTCGCGCCGGTATATGTCAATCTCTTCCAGGGAGGGGCGGAATCCGCTGACCACGGCGCGATATAAAGAATCCTCGTACACCTTATATTCACATTCTGCGGTAATATAGACCGTATCGGACACCCTTATTGTATCAACAATCGGTATGAGCATCGTGTCCCTGCTGTATACGAACTTCGGCACGGGCTTTTCAAGTCTCACCGTGTCGCGGACATACAGCGTGTCGGTCTTTACCGCTATCTGCCCTTCTGTTGCTCCTTTGAGTCCTCTGCGGTGGCCGCAGATGTAGCATGAGGCGGACAGCAGGACAGCAACTAATAATACATCAAGGGGATGGCATCTCATATCCTCTCTCCCTTATATCTGCGGTTGTACAGCACCTGCCCTCTCTGCGGCCCGTCAAGGCTGTGGCTGAAATGCACGAAGTCGGGGTACAGGATCATCTGGTCGAAAGGCAGCCGGAGCTTTACCGCGAGCCGCGCGAGTTCCGCCGGCTTTTCGCAGGCGATGTCGGCGGCTTCTCCCTTGACGTGCTGGGACGATGCCACACCTCCGACAAGGCGGTTGAGTTCCTCGCAGCGGTAGCCGGAATTGACGTGCAACGGCTCGCCCCACGCGTCGCGCAGGGGCTGAAGAACTTCGAGCGTCAACTCCCTGACGGCGTCACGCACGCGCACCGTACGGATGACGTTACAGATGTTGTGGAGGTCGGCAGTCCGGGAAGCTTCAAACTCGCGGTAGCTGAAATTCTCACTGATCGTCCCCATCCCTTTCTCCTTTTGTCCTGTATTCATCGAGGAGTTCCTCCACGGGCGTGTAGTCTGCTCCGAAATCGGTGTCCGACTCATGTGCCTTGTAGTATTCCTTCCCGCGCCCCAGCGACGGGCGGCGCAGCACGCAGCCCTGGTGGATGCACATGTAGTAGCCCTTGGTCGTGCACTCGCAACGCTTGTCGGCAAGGGCCTTCTGGAGTTCGGCGATGAGTTTGTCCTTCTTCTCGTCTCGACGGTCGCTGTCGCTCTGCATGTCGCGGAGTTCCGCTATGGCCGCCTTGAGGCCTTCGATGGCCGCATTGTCGGCATCCGCGCCGGCCTTCTTCCTGGTGGCGCGGAGGGTCGCAAGTGTGGACAGCGCTCCGCCTCCGAGCAGGCCTGTCAAGGTTGATGCTATCAGGGTCCAGTCCATCAGTCGCTTTCTTCAGGGGCTTCCCAGAGGATGCCTTCAAGTTCTATTTCCAGGCCTCCGACCTTCAGTCCGTTCTCCGCGCAGAAGCGGTGCCAGTCGGCGAACGGGACGGGCGACAGCTTGACATCCGTGTCCTCCATGACGAAGCTGCTGAGGCATTCCTGTAGCCGTGCGACCTTGTCCTTGAGTTTCGGATCATTGATCCGCGCGCGTTCCTCGGGGGTGAGGATCTCCGCGACCAGGGCTTCGCGCTGGGAGGCCACCTCGCGGTACGCGTCACTGATCTCTTTCTTGGCGCGGATGAGCTTGTACGCACTCCCGGCATCAAGGGTGTTCGTCGACGCCTTCATGAATGCCCCCTCCGCAAGTACGATGATGAGATAGTTCTTCATTGTGTATATCTTTGAAATAATGCACAATATAGTGATTTATCTGAAGTTTCGCAAGAGGTAAGCGAGAAAGCGCAACCGTGACAATTCCCCCGATTTCGGGGGAATTGTCAACCTACTACAAATTGTAGTCAACTCAAAAAGTCAACCCGTGACAATTCGTAACGGGTTCATGGTGCCTATATGGAGCCTATGGATTTATTTCGTGATAAGGATCAAAGAAGAGAGGGAAAATCACGCCGTTTCTTCCGAGCATGAAATATATGCGGGGAGAACGCCTTCCCGTTTCCCTTGAGGCCCCGTTGCTGTCTGTGTATAGCGCGAAGTGATAGATGATCGTAGAGTCATCTGGGGTACAATCGGGGTTTAATGCCAGAAGCAGTGTTCGTATCCTCCCCGTGATTCGTGAGCGATAGAAATGCATGGAATGCGGTGCGTCACTGATCAGGTCGTTGATGGAGCCGCTGGAAATCATGTTCATTTGTCTGAAGTATTCCATAGTGTCCCTCTTTGTGAACGGCTGCCCGAAGTGGTACTTGGTAGTGCCTAAATCCACAAGGCTGTAGCTTATGACAACGGGAACATCAATCGAGAGCCTGACATCTTCTGTGGTAAGCCTGTCTCCCACTTCGTGCTTGCAATGGATTTCGTCCCAGAAGTCGTCCTCTGTCAGCAGATCTGTGCTCATCGGCTGCGTCTCCTGTCATGACGTTCTTTGTAATACCTATACATCGTATCAAGAGAAATCTCCTTGTTCGAGGACTCGTAAGGCAGAAGGCCCTCTCTTGCCTCGCACCACGGCAGTTCACTGTGGGTTACGAAGATGAGCTGGTTCTGCGTTTTGGAGCCATAGAGCATGTTGACGGAATCCGAAAGTTCCAGCTGCTTTTCAGTCAGCCCAAGATGCCCGGCAAGCTTCTGCACTTCATCCGATATGCCATCTTCCGAAACCCCGAAATCGGACGACTTCAGGTGTTCGCACATGTTGGCCACGCAGTTCTTGTATCTTCTGTATACGGACGGATAGACCGGGCCGTTGACCCAAGCCTGCGGCACCTCATTAAACAGTTGATTGTCACGGCCGAAGAAAACCATGTTCCATGCCTGCTGATAGTACAGGATCTTCTGTAACTTCAGAGGGCTGACGGACAGGCCCTTGGACATCAGGGATAGCCCTGTGAACCTCGCGTAGTCTTGAATGTCAACCGTGTTTGTCATGTCTCATTGCATTTTGTTCGTTGCAAATATAGCAAATTAATCAATCAACTATGCAAAAAATCCGCCCGGGACGTGCCGGGCCGCGGGCGGATCGCTTCACGGAAGTTGCGCGGACTATCCGCCGATTATGGTGCCGCCGCCTGTGTACTGACCGCTCCAGGTGTCGCCCGTGCCGGTTGTCCACTCCTTGTCATCGATTGAGGTCTGCACCGTACCCTTGAACTCGTACAGGACGCCCTCCGTAGGATTCTGAAGGCCGAAGTCGCCCCACGGGATCTGCCGTGCAAGCCCGAAATTGTCCTTCGGGTTCTGGTAGAACTCCGCAGTCGCCGAGAGATGGCTTGTCGTCTCGGTGATCGTGACCCTGACATGGACGGACAGGTCTTTCGTCGAGGTCGGGAAGGTGACGCCGTAGTTGACTCCGCCCAGCGCGATGCCGCTGATGTCGAGTTTCGCCGCAGGGGCTGCCTCCGGTACAGTCACGTTGAACACCTTGCCCACGCAGTCGCGAACCGGGAATATCTCGTCAACCCACGTGTTCTGGACTTCCTGCCACGTGCCGTCATAGGCCGGGGCGTTCATGCTGCTGTTGTGGTTGACGATGACCCCGAGGGAGATGGTGTGGTTTCCGGGCGTAATGCCACCGTCGGATGCAAGGGCTTTATGGAGACTGGAGAGATCGAGCAGATAGAACCTGCTCCACTCCGTCCCGACGCACAGGGGCTTGCAAGGACTCTCTCCCCCCGCTACGATCTTTGAATACGGCATCACGCACATGTAGTTGTCGAAGACGCACACCGGGTAGATGTGGTTGAAGATCTCCTGCTTCGTGGCGGAGGCGGAGCTTCCCGTGAGCTCGCGGAACACCTCGATGTAGTCGATGCCGTACTGCTCGGCGGAGGGGATCGGGAAGTCGGCGAAGATGTCGTACGCCAGCTTGGCGTTGAGCGTCTGCCCGTCATATTGCATCTCGCAGACGAGGTTCGGTTCGGCGGCCTGCTTGTACCCGCTGAACTCCGCAAGACGCTTGAACCCGTCATCGGTCGGCTCCTTGTAGGCGAAAGCGTGCGAGTGTATGTTCGTCGGCTTAAGGCTTTCCAGCTGTACCGCCCACCAGTAGCCGTTGGTCTTGTCGTGAGTGCTGGACGGCACGGCCGGGCTGGACGGGTTGATGCCCGTCGGCTTGCGCTTCGACCATTTATTGATCGATTTGGCCTTGCACACCGACGCGACATCCCGCGCCGTGCCGAAATAGTCCGCGAGAGCCTTGAGGCCTATCGGCTCCGTTATGTATCCTTCACTGATTGGCATATCTGTATTGTTTCTTGATTTTCATTGTGTTGCAATTGTTGGTGAACCATACGGCGTGGCCGCATGGAGATGCGAGCACCATGTCGGCGATCTCGCGCCTGAATTTGTATGCTGTGAAGCGGCGCGCCGCTCCGAGGTAGGAGTTGACCGTAGCCGCGACCTTTTCCAGAGGGACGCCGTGCCGGCAGGCCCAGTTCACCCGCAGCCGGGCGTTACGGCATGTCCTGCGGCTCAGGTATGTCCGGTGCGGCCTGATGATGCCCCCGACGAAAGCCGCTCCTTTAGTGTAATGCTGGATGTAGGACTTGCGTGGATGCAAGGTTATCCCGAGTTCATTTTTCAGGTATGCCCGGAGTTCCGGGATGAACCCGAGTATCACGCCCTTGTCCTTGTGGACAATCACGAAGTCGTCCACGTATTCGGTGACGTGCGGGAAGCCGCTGTCGCGGATGAAGGCCACCGCGTCACGCAGCAGGAAGTTCGCGAACATCTGCGAGGTGAGGTTGCCTATGGCTATGCCGTGGTTGCCGTCCTGCCCGAAGAGGGACTTCTCCGGCGGGAGCGCGTCCCACATCTCGCGCGGACACTTGCGCAGGCAATACCGTTCCGGGCGGTGGAGCACCACCCTCTGCGTAAGTTCAAGCAGCAGGGCCTTGTCGTCGCCTGCATACCGCTCCCTGAGGAAACTGTCCAGTTTCGCAGCAAGTTGCGTCTTGCTGATACTCATGAAGAAGCCGCGCAGGTCGAACTTGTATATCCACGCGTCGCGGGTGTATCCGTCCGAGACTGTGACGATGTTGTCATACACCTCGTGTATCGCGTCGAGCGTCCCCTTGTCCTTGCGGTTGGATTTCATGCACGGGAAGAGGTGCTCCTCGAAGAGCGGCTCCACGCGCGCCGCGATCCAGTGGTGGATTATGCGGTCGCGGAAGGAGGCGGCGAACACCTCCCGGCGGACGGGCCGCTCCACCACGAAGCAGATGGACCGTCCGATCTTGTACCGTCCGCGCACCGCGTCCGACCACAGCCGGGCCGTGTTGCGCACGGCATTGAGGCTGAACTCTATCGCGTTGCACGTGCCGCGCTTGTTGCGCTGACAGCTGCGGTATGCGTCCCAGAACGAAGAGAAGGAGGCTTCCGCGCCGTTGAACCGGTCATAGTCGGAAGCAGGCACCGCCAGGTTCCCGTTGTACTTATTGTTGGTGTTCACGTTTCCGTTGTTGTCCACGTTCCAGGCGTTCGTCCCGGCGTACTGCTTGTCGGCCGCGTAGTGATATAACGCTGAATGAGTGTCGCGGCTCCCCTTGAATGATTCAAATGACTCTCCCATAAGGCCTTTCAGTCTTTCTGGCTCCCGTCCGCTGCGAAATGACTCCGCAGGCGCAGAAGCTGTCCTTCCACATCGTCCATGAGGCGGAACAGGTGGGCGAGCTGCCGGGATGACAGGGCGTTTACCTGCGGCTCCGTGAAGAAGTCCAGGCTGTCGCACACGCAGTCGAGATGCATCAGGGCCGTGTTGACCGCGCGGATCTTCTCCGCATCGTCGCGGCTGCGGCACAGCACCGACAGGCACATCACGCACTCCTTGATGTCTCTGATGCACTCCTTTCCCTCCGAGTTCTTGACCCATCTCGGCATCTTGTCGATGCACAGGTAGGCGTACGTCCGGAAGTCCCGGAACGCCTTGTACACCTTCAGCGAGGCCATCTTGTTCACGTTTGTCAGATTCGCGTCTATTCGCTCACACTGTTCGCTCATAAATCAAAAATTACAAATGTTCAATATTAAGGGCGGAAGCAGGCACCGCCAGGGCCCCGGCGTACTTATTGGCGGTGAGCACGTAGCCGTGGTTGTCCACGAACCAGGCGGACGGCCCGGCGGACTGCACACAGCTCCACATCCATTGGTAGCTGCTCCCTATTGCGGCATACGCCCGCTCGATGAGTATCAGCTCGTCGATAGTCGGAAGATGCCAGCAGTGCGCGCCGAACCCGTCCACGGCTTTCGAGTGGTTCCAGCAGTAGCCGGCCGCCGTGGAGGTGTCGGTGAGGGCGATCCCCGCCTGCGAGAGCAGGGCCTTGACGATCGCCCGCGTCTGCACCAGACCGTCGATGTGCGCGTTTGTATCGGCAGCCCTGCCGGGGAAGCGCATAAGCACGTTCCGGCGCTGGAAGAGGTCGTAGTCGCAGCCCCAGTCCTGAACGTAGAAGTCGCCGGAGATCTGTCCGGAAGTGGCAGTCACCTTGCCGTCGCCCGTGCCAGACTTCCATGCGGCCACCGCCGTGTCCCAGGCGCTTTTGGTGACCCCGATCCAGTAGCCGACATAAGTCGCGTTGCTCGCGTAGTTGAAGTTCGTGAGTTCCCAGTCCCACGCTCCCGTCCAGAATGTGCCGCCCTGGCCGTTGCGCAGCGCGGTAGAGGTATGCACGTCGCCGTTCAGTTTGAGGTCGTACGCCGACTCCGTGCCGTACCACGGCTTGCCGGCTGCGGCGGAGAGGTCGGCTATCTTGAGGATGTGCCCCTCGCGCGAGAAGACCGTGCCGATGACCGTGCATCCCGTCAGCTTGGAGACGAAGACCTCGGAGAGCTTGCAATAGAGTCCCGTGGGGTTGTCGGACGTGCGCCTGCCGAAGAGGGCGCTCTGGGGGAAAGCCTTGAAGCAGGCATCGGCGGTGTCCCAGACTACGAGATCGCCGATGCCGGCCTGCCGTATCGGCTTGGAGATGTTGACGGAGAACGTGACCGTCTCGTTGCCTTCCTGGATGGTCACGCAGTATGCCGCCGGGGCTGCTGACTCCCCGATGGTGTTCCTCCATGTGCGGAAGGCGGCCCGGTCGGCGAAAGTGCGGTACTGTATGTAGCTGCTCATGCCTGTCCCTCCTCTTCCGTTGACGGCGGCACGATGTCCGCTTCCTGTTCCGGCACGGGCGCAAGCCCGTACTCATTCTCCAGAAGAGCGCGCAGGCCGGCTATGGCCTCCAGCGCCTTCTCCCTGTGCGGCTCCGCCGCGTCGGTGTGCGACATGCCGCAGATGCAGCCTATGCACTTCTCCCCGAGCCATACGCCCGAGGTGTGGATGTGCACTTCTTCTCCGGACACTTCGAGTGTCGCGGCGGCCCTTACCGCCCCGTCATCCGCGAGGGGAGATGGCCAGTAAACTGTGTAGATTCCCTGTCTCATGATATTTTTGATTTAAGTGACTGTATTTCGCTTTCGAGCGCCGCGATCCGGCTTTCAAGGGTCGCCGCCGCGCTGTCGTCCTTGCCCCGGGCGGAGAGGAATCCCTCCGTCCAGAGGCCCTTGTAGGCCGGGTTGAGCTTGACGGAGTTGTCGGACTGTACGATGAAGAGGCCGGCGGCGGTGTTCCATGCCGCGATGTTGCTTCCTGTGATGTCGTAACCCCCGAGGTTGATGCCGTCGGTGTTCAGCCGATCCACGAAGAGGTTGGAGAGGTGGGGGTTCAGCATCCAAGATTCAAGGGCCGCAACCCTGCCGGAAACCGTGGCGAGGCCTGCCGAGAGCGAGAGTTCGGCGTTGTCAAGTCCCACCCATGATGCCAGTACCGCTTTCGACACGTCCTTGATTTTCGTGCCGTTGTCGGTGTAGCCAGCGATGTGAGTGAGGTTTGCCGCCGTGAGGCCGTCGCCGGCGTAGCCTATGCTTATGACCCTGCCGCTGTCGCCATAGTCAATCACGCTTGTCGCTTTGGCCGCCTTGCCGGTGGTGTCCTGGTTCCATGTCGGCACGGATGCCGTGAGGTTGCCCTCGGAGCGCGTCAGCGTGAGAACTGAGGCAGTAAGAGATACTGCGGAGATGTCCTTGGCATCCGCCTGCGTCTTGGTGTAGGCATCGGTGATGCCGTAGCCGTCTATGGTGGTCGGTTTGCTCAGCAGGTCGGCCCACTTGCCCGAGGTGGCTACGGCGGCGAGGCCTTTGACGTTTATGGTCGTCCCGTTGATGTCTATGTTCGCCCCGGCCGTAAGCGCGTCCTGCTTTGCGTTCCATGCTTCCACACTTCCGGCTGTGATGTCGTGTCCCCCGAGGTTGATGCCGCCGGCGTTGAGAACGTCCACGGTGAGTTCGGAGAGCACGGGCCTGAGCATCCACGTCTCGATGTCCCCGACGCGCGAGGCGACGGCTGCCACGGCGGCGGAGAGTGCGAGTTCCGCGCTGCCGAGGTCTGCGGCCTTGGCGTAGCCGGCCCTGGCGTGGTCTCCCCAGCCGTAGGCGGTGTTCCAAGTGTACTTCTCGCCCGTGGTGACGAGGGAGACGTCCGTGCCGCCCGATGCTGCGGCCTTGGACTCGTAGGTGGTGTCGCTGTCGGTCAGCTCAATCGTGGTCGAGCCGCTCTGGTTCATCGTGAACGAACCCTTTATCGTCCCGGCCTGCTTTACCGTCACCGTGCCGTCGCCCACGGACGGTATGGCCGGGATTCCGGTGAGCTTGGAGTACGGTATCGCCGGGAGGTGGCCGAGGTCGATGAGTTCGTCCTTGTAGTCGCCGGTGTTGGTCGTGAGGGACTGCCACACGAGGTCGAGGGACGCGCCGCCGCTGCCGCCCGCGCTGTCGTCCTTGCCCCGGGCGGAGAGGAATCCTTCCGTCCAGAGGCCCTTGTAGGCCGGGTTGAGCTTGACGGAGTTGTCGGACTGTACGATGAAGAGGCCGGCGGCGGT